GATGACGACGATGACGACGAAGTTGTTGACGAAGCTCCGTTCACATGTCCAGATGGATATGAGGCGGTGAAGATCAACGATGAGTGGCGTTGTCAGGCCACGGACGCTGCACCAGCGAGAATGCGACCAACAGGTGGCTCTTACTATCAGCCCCGCAAACCTTCTCCTGCATCCAAGGCGAAAGCCTATAGGTTCCGCTAATGAACTTACAGGCACTTCCCGAGGACGCATTAAAAGAAATACTCGCGCTCACAGAGGCGAAGAAAAAACTGGACTTGCGTGAAGAAGCGCAAGACCATTTCATGCCGTTTGCACATCATGTGTACGAAAACTTTATTGAGGGTCGTCATCACAGGGTTATTGCAGAAAAACTTGAGCTTGTAGCACAAGGTAAGCTCAAGCGGCTCATAATTAACATGCCACCTCGACATTCCAAGTCAGAGTTCGCGTCGTTTTTGATGCCAGCTTGGTTCTTGGGTCGCAACCCAAAGTTAAAGATCATACAAGCTACACATAACACAGAGCTTGCGGTGCGTTTTGGGCGTAAAGTTAGGGATCTTATTGATGATCCTGCGTACAAAGAGGTGTTTCCAGAGACAAATTTGAAGGAGGACAACAAAGGTGCGGGTAAATGGCAGACTGATAAAGGTGGGGAATACTTTGCGGCGGGTGTGGGAGCGGCTGTCACAGGCCGTGGTGCGGATTTATTCATCATTGATGACCCGCATTCGGAGCAAGATGCGCTAAGTGAGAGCGCATTTGACAATGCGTATGAATGGTACACTTCGGGGCCACGCCAACGTCTACAACCGGGTGGTTCAATCATTCTGGTTATGACGAGATGGGGAAAGAAAGACTTAACGGGTAGATTAATCTCTGCGCAAGGCAGTGATATCATGTCTGATCAGTGGGAAGTTGTAGAGTTTCCAGCGATTCTTCCTTCAGACAAAGCCTTATGGCCTGAGTTCTGGGAAAAAGATGCGTTACTGGGAATAAAAGCCTCTCTTCCGGTGTCTAAGTGGAATGCGCAGTGGCAACAACAACCTACAGCGTCGGAATCTGCTATAATCAAACGAGATTGGTGGCAGTCGTGGACGGAAGAGAAGATACCTCCTGTAAAATATATATTGCAAGCGTATGACACGGCTTTTTCTAAGAAGGAAACAGCAGACTATTCAGCTATCACAACATGGGGGATCTTTGAGCCTGAAGAAGGTGGCCCTGATAACATAATTATGATGGACGCTCGACGAGGTCGTTGGAATTTTCCTGAACTAAAGGAGATAGCGTATGAGGAACACGAATACTGGGAGCCCGATATGGTGTTGGTCGAAGCAAAAGCGACGGGTACACCACTCATTGACGAGTTGCGGCTTCGTGGTATTCCAGCCTTGGGCTTCTCCCCTGGTAAAGGAAGGGATAAGGTGACACGAATGCACATGGTTGCGCCATTGTTTGAGGCGGGAATAGTGTGGGCACCAGAAGACCAGAAGTTTGCGGATGAAGTGATTGAAGAAGTTGTTTCATTTCCTAATGGTGACTATGACGACTTTTGTGATAGTATGACGTTAGCATTGATGCGTTTTAGACAGGGTGGGTTTATTTCCTTGCAGAACGAGGACGAGGGGAACGACTTTGTTCCTAGAACACGGGAGTATTACTGATGGCACTGCCACCACGCCCAATGGGCTCAATAGTAGATTCGGGACAAACGCAAGGTGGGTTTGATGAGAACCTCCCATCGGTAGACGTATCCGTACCACAAGTAGAAGATTTTGCCGGAGGGGCAGAAGTTATCCCTCAAGAAGACGGCACAGCGGTTGTTCAGGCTTTAGCGGACATGATCCAGCAGGCCGAGGCCGAAGCGCCTATGGAACACAACGCCAACCTAGCAGATTTTCTTGACGAGGGTTATCTTGGTGAGTTGTCAACCGAGTTGAGAGCGGCATACGAGGACGATCAGGAGTCCAGATCCGAATGGGAAGAAGCCTACACAAAAGGCTTGGATCAGCTAGGCGTTAAGGTAGTAGAGCGTACAGAGCCATTTCAGGGTGCCAGTGGAGTAACACACCCTCTGATAGCTGAGAGCGTCACACAGTTCCAAGCACAGGCGTATAAAGAGCTTTTACCAGCGGGTGGGCCAGTTGCCACACAGATACTTGGCAAACAGGATCCAGAGCGTGAGGCGCAAGCCCAGCGCGTAAAGAATTTTATGAACTACAACATTATGGAAGTGATGGAAGAGTACGACCCAGACATGGATCAACTTCTGTTCTATTTGCCGTTGTCGGGTTCTACGTTTAAAAAAGTTTACTACGACGAAGCCAAACAGCGGCCCGTAGCAAAGTTTATTCCGGCTCAAGATTTGGTTGTACCGTATCACGCGAGTGATTTGGCGACGAGTCCGCGAGTGACGCATGTTCTTCGCATGGATTACAACGAAGTTCGTAAGATGCAGGTTGCTGGTTTCTACCGCGACGTTGACCTACAGACTAGCGATGCGGGACCGGACGAGGTACGCGAGAAGGTAGACGAAATACAAGGCACAAGCAAAACGTATGCAGATGATGTATATACATTGCTTGAGATGCATGTTGACGTTGACCTCGAGGGTTTTGAGGACATGTCACCTGACGGCGAGGCCACAGGTATTCAGCTGCCTTACATTGTTACCATAGACCAAGAGTCTGGAGAAGTATTAGGTATTCGCCGGAACTTTGAGGAAAATGGCGAGTTAGCTAAGAAGCAGCAATACTTCGTACACTACAAGTTCATGCCTGGTCTTGGGTTCTACGGCTTTGGTTTAATCCACATGATTGGTGGTTTAGGTCGTGCGGCTACCAGTATCTTACGTCAGTTGATCGACGCTGGTACTCTAGCGAACCTTCCGGCTGGTTTTAAGGCTCGTGGAGTGCGTGTACGCAATGATGATGAGCCACTACAGCCTGGAGAGTGGAGGGACATTGACGCCCCTGGTGGGAACATTAGAGACTCTATTATTCCACTGCCATACAAGGAACCATCAGCCACCTTGGCGCAGTTGCTTGGTGCGTTGATCGAAGGTGGTCGTAGGTTTGTGTCGTTAGCTGACCAGCAAGTCAGTAACATGAATCAAGAGACGCCTGTTGGCACAACGATGGCGATGCTAGAGCGCGGCATGAAAGTTATGTCCGCTATTCATAAGCGACTACACTACGCTCAGAAGACAGAGTTTCGGATTCTAGCAAGAATCATTTCAGAAAATCTACCGCCTGAGTATCCTTACGAGGTTGCTGGGGCAGAGCAGTCGGTAAAAGCGCAAGATTTTGACAGGCGCGTGGATATTATACCTGTTAGCGACCCAAACATCTTTTCCATGGCTCAACGAGTGACTTTGGCGCAGACTCAGCTACAGTTAGCTCAGTCGAACCCTCAAATGCACAACCTTCATGCGGCATATCGACGCATGTATAACGCACTTGAGGTTCAAAACATAGATGAAATCTTACCACCACCGCCACAACCTAAACCTATGGATCCAGCATTAGAGAATGCTCGTGGTCTAATGGGTCAGTTGTTGCAAGCCTTCCCCGATCAAGACCATGATGCACATATTCAAATACATGTGATGTTTATGAAAACGCCGTTGGTGAGTACATCTCCGCAGGTGATGGGTACATTCTACGCTCACTTACAAGAACACATCGCCATGAAAGCGCGTCAGGTGGTTATGCAAGAAATTGAGGGACTAATTAGTCAGGTACAATTAAATGCTCAGATGGGTGCGGTCGATCCTATGCAGGCGCAACAGAAGATCCAAGAGGTTCAGCAGCAGATGCAGAACCCAGCAGAGGTTGAGAAACTGGTTGCCATGCAGGAAATGCAGATCATGCAGAAGACTCTCGCGGAGATTACGCCGCAAGGACAGAGTGCAATGGATGATCCATTGGTTCAAATACGCATGCAGGAGCTTGCCCTTAAACAGCAGTCGGAGCAACGCAAAGCGGAAATGGATCAAGCGGACATGATGATGGACGCGGCAAGACTTCAACAACAAGCGGCAACAGACGCGGCTCGGATTGAAAGTTCAGAGGAAATTGCCGACAATCGAAACGAAGTTAATCGTGAGCGCATTGCTGTGCAGAGACAAAATGTGTTGAGGAGGGGATGACGTGCCTTTAAAAAAGGGTAAGTCACAAGATGTTATCAGCCAGAACATTAAGACCGAAATGGCTGCTGGAAAACCGCAAAACCAAGCGGTTGCCATTGCTTTAAGCAAGGCGGGTAAAAGTAAGTATGCTTCTGGCGGTATGGTCAATAAACGGTTTAGCCCGATAGCCCGACCCCAGAGGTTCGTCGGAGAGTTCTAATTTTGGAACCCTCCTCCAGCCAAGGCGGGTATACACATGATAGATCCTATCACAGCAGTTGGCCTTGCCACTTCAGCCTATAACGCTATTAAACAAGGCGTTGCCGTAGGCCGTGAGTTGCAGGATATTACAGGTCAGCTTGGCAAGTGGGGCAAGGCTTGCAGTGATTTTGCATTTGCCGAAGAGCAGATTAAGAACCCCCCTTGGTATAAATTCAAGGGATCGGACACGCACAGTGCCATTGAGATATTTGCGCAAAAGAAGAAGATGTCTGAAATGCGTAAGGAAATAAAAAACTTCATTAGTTTTCAGTACGGCCCCTCTGCTTGGGAGGAAGTGTTGCAAATAGAGGCGCAGATGCGAAAACAGCGCAAACAAGAAATTTACAAAAAAGAAGAGTTTAAACGCGCTCTTATAGAGTGGACTGTAGGTATTTTGCTCGTGCTTGCAGGCATAGCTGGTCTGGCTCTTGTACTGTATTTCATGGGTAGAAATCAGGGGAAATGGTAAATGTGGTTCTTAGTCTGGTTTATGTTTACGAATAACAAGTTAGAGTATTATCAGCTTGCTCAGTTGTCCACTGAACAGGAATGCAACCAGGCGCTGGAGGATGCCAAAGTGTTAGTAACGAACAGCACAACGGTGGTGTATTGTTTTGAGGTTATACCGGAATAAACGCGGGGATTACGTTGTATATGACAAATCTGGAAAAGTTGTTATAATAACGCATCACAAAGGGTACGCGATTGCGTACGCAAGGAGTATAGAAGATGCCGAATGAGTATGATCTAAACGGGAACGGCAAGATTGATCCAGTTGAGCATGAGATAATGCTGGAGGATCGCCGTCGCCGCATGGAAGATGCAGACGCAAAGAGAGACGCGCAGAGACGCATGACTTGGTTTTCGCTATCTGGTATGATTCTTTATCCCTTCGTCATTCTAGTAGCCTCTATGACGGGTCTAGAGACGGCAGCAAAGTTGATGGCGGATATTGCTGCTGTGTATGTAATCGGTGCATCTGGCATAGCCGCTGCTTATTTCGGGTTTAATGCGATGGAGTCCAAAAAATGATACAATCACTTATAGGTCCAATAGCGAACCTCGCAGGCTCTTGGTTACAAGGCAAAGCTGATAAGAACGCAGCATCCGCAGAGTTGAAGCTCACAGAGGCGAAGGCGAAAGCTCAAATATTATTGTCTGAGAAGACAAGCGTTGCCGACTGGGAGCGCATTATGGCAGAGGGTTCTAAATCAAGCTGGAAAGACGAGTGGTTCGTAATTGTTCTGTCAATTCCGCTTGTTCTAGCCTTCATTCCTGGCACAGAAGGTTGGGTCGATAAAGGATTTGAGCAGCTTTCCAAAGCGCCCGACTGGTATTTTTATAGTTTAGGTATCGCAATTTCAGCGAGTTTTGGTGTACGCGGGGCAACCGCGATGTTT